CATGATGCAGCAATCATCTTTGGATGTTGAAGCATTGGTGCGTAATGATCTGACAGCTTCTATCGCTCTTGCGATTGATCTGGGTGCATTGGCTGGTTCAGGCTCATCTGGTCAGCCAACTGGTGTTCAGAACACATCTGGCATCAACACACCAACCAACTTTGCTGGGGCTAACCCAACATTTGCTGAAGTTGTAGCGATGGAAACTGCGGTAGCAGAAGACAACGCTCTGCAAGGCAACTTGGCTTACATCCTGCCAGCCAGCATGTACGGTGCGTTGAAAACAACTGTGAAAGACGCTGGTTCAGGCCAGTTCGTAGTTGCTCCAGATGGATCAATGAACGGTTACAATGCAATCGTATCAAACCAAGTCACTGCTGGTGATCTGTATTTCGGTAACTTTACTGACTTGCTGATCGGCATGTATGGCGGTTTGGACATTGTTGTAGATCCATATACTGCGTCTAGCTCAGGCACAGTACGGATTGTTGCACTGCAAACTGTAGACGTAGCTGTACGTCACGCAGTAAGCTTTGCATTCAACAATGACGGTGCATAAGAGTGCTAACTTGGGAGGGCCACTTGGCCCTCCTTTCCAATAAGGGGCGAAAGATGAAATATATTATCCTGAAATCCTGTGTTGCGGCTGGTCAAGCTAGAAAAGCGGGCGACATAGTTGAGTTAGGCGCGGATGAGGCTACTGCGCTAAAGGGATATGGGCGCATTGATAATGCTCCTGAGCCTAAGCCTGTTAAGGCTCCTACTGATCGGGCTGCGAAGCCTAAGACTACAAGGGCCAAGAAATGAAGATTACGCTGATTAAAGACGCCTCTTGGGGTGGGAAAAATGGCAAGGCTGGCGCAAGCCATACAGTCGATGACCGTATCGCTCAGAAGCTAATTGATCGCGGATATGCCAAGCCGTATGTAAAAGAAGAAAAGGCTGAAGAAGATGGCGCTGCCACTAGCTGATGACCTAGCAAACATATTCGACGTTGATGAATTTGCCACTGCGGTCACTTATGATGGCGGCACGATCAACGGCATTTTTGACAATGAGACGATCCCTGTTGATACGGGTGGTTATGTTTCTGTTCACGAAGAGCAGCCGCGTCTGACATGCAGAACAACAGACATCTCCAGCATAGCATACAATCAAGCTATGGTTATCAATGCGGTGACATATTATGTGCGGGCGTGGATACATGATGGCACTGGCGTAACTGTTATTCAGTTGGAGAAATCATAGTGGCTCACGTTAGGCAGCAAATAAGAGAGCGCATTGTTTCTGTGCTTACTACTAATGTCACGCTGGTCAGCAACCGCGTATATGGCACTAGGGTTTATTCTCTGACTGACGCTGATTTGCCAGCCATTACGGTTTATGCAGGATCAGAAGCATCTGCTCTGCAAACCATCGGCGTAAAGACATCTGCGCGTGTTGTTTCCATTGAGGTGGACGCATATGTACGCGCAACAACTAATTTTGATAACGATGTGGACGCTATTGCTGTCCAGATCGAAGAGGCAATAGCCAATGACTTCACGGTCAACGGTCTTGCAAAGTCGGCTGTGTTATCCGGTACAGACATCAACTTTTCAGGTGAAGCGGAACAACCAATAGGTTCCGCAAAGCTGACATTTGATGTAAGGTATGATACAGCTATCGATGACGTAGAAACGGCCAGATAAGGAGGCTCCAATGGCTACACACACAGGCAGCGAAGGAACCGTAAAGGTCGGTGCTAACGCTATCGCAGAAATCCGCTCTTTCAGCTTAGAGGAAAGTGCAGATACCTTAGAAGATACAACTATGGGCGACACTGCTCGCACATATAAATCATCTTTGACAACATTTACTGGATCGGTTGATGTTTTCTGGGATGAAACAGATACGACTGGTCAAGGCGCTTTGACAATCGGTGCTTCTGTTACGCTTAATGTTTATCCAGAGGGCGATGCTTCTGGGGATACATATTATACTGGCACAGCCATTGTTACCGGCGTTACACGCTCATCATCATTTGATGGTCTTGTGGAAGCGTCAATAACTGTGCAAGGTAGTGGGGCATTAACAGCTACAACGGTGTAACCCATGTCTAACCCTATAGACGCCTTAGACGATTATATATCAAATATCGAGACGAGGCATATAGAAGTAATTTTACGCGCAGGGGCCAAGCCTCTGCGTGTTTACTATACCCCTATGACTTCTGGAGAGATGTCATCTATCCAGCGGAAGCACTCAGACTTTCCATCTGCTAATATAGACGCTCTGATTGATCTGATTATCTTGAAGGCTCTAAAAGAAGATGGAGAGAAGGCTTATACGATTGAGCATAAGCCTAAATTGAAGCGCATTCCCCATGAGGTGATCTATAAGATCAGTGCGCCTATGATGTCTGCTGGCTCTGTTGAGGAAGCTGAGGGAAACTAAAGAAAGACCCATTCAGGTTTAATTTAATCGCGTTAGCAGATAGATTAGGCCGCACCATTAGCGAGATTGAGAAAATCACGGTAACGGAGTATAATGAATGGGTCGCATACTTTAAGATCGTGGACGAAAGGCGGGAAGAAGATGGCAAGCGCAGAACAGCTAAAGTTTGAACTTCTTGCGGTTGATCGCGCTAGTCGGCCTATCCAGCAAGTTCAGGGTCGCGTAAAAGACTTTGACCGCCAAGTTAAGAGAACATCTGTCCAGATGAACAACATGGGAGGCGCTTTAACTGGCGTCACCAAGGATCTAAGGAAGTTTTCTTTAGGTGGCATCCAGCAAGCGGGTTATCAGATTGGTGACTATGCTGTTCAGGTGGCCAACGGTACTAGCAAAATGCAGGCATTTGGTCAGCAGGCGGGTCAATTCTTCCAGATATTTGGGCCATTCGGTGCTGTGCTTGGTGCCGCTATATCTGTATTCTCTGCGTTTGCTCTGGCGAACCAAAGGGCGACAGGAGCGGCTAAGGATTCAAAAGATGCCATTGAGCAACTTAAATCTGCCGTTGACGCATATTCTACCGCAGCGAATAGGTCTTCTAAGTCTGTAGATGAAATGACCCAAAGCTTTGGGGCTTTTGGGGCAAGAATAAAGGCTGACTTGGAAGCCCTTGCTGAACTTCGTTTTGATAGAGCGCTTTCGTCTTTGACAGAGGTTAGCAATCAGATTGAAAGTGACTTTAAGGCAATTCTTCCAGCCATAAACGCAGTTTTTGACAGAATGAAGGAAGGCAATACGGAAGGCATAGAGAAACTTATAGGTCATGTTGTGCAGCTTGGGTTAGACGCGGGAATAACCTTCCAAGACGTTGAAGACCTAAGAAATTCACTCGCAGATATGAAGTCTGCATCCACAATAGATGAAGTTTTGTCTTCAACGGATGATTTCTTGGCTGTTGCCAAAAGTTTGAAGGTAAATATGAAAGACTTACCTGATGGCTTTGCGGATCTTGTTGAAAAAATACGCCTTGCTAGGGTGGAAGCCGCTTCATTGGGCGCGGCGCAAGATAGCGTCACTGGCTCTGTATCAGAGACAAATAAGTTTCTTGAGGATGAGGATGCTTTAATGGCAATGATTGTGGACAAATCCACGACACATGAGGCCATTCTGAAGCGCATAAATGAAGATAAAGACGCTTATCTCAAGAAGCTCTCTGATGAAGATATTGTAATGGGCCAGATCGTAGAAAAGGCTGTTGTAATAGGGAAGGGCGGCGTTCAAGGCGGGCGTGGCGCTGATCCAAGGCAGTTCACCTTCTTGGACGAATATCTTGCGCAAATAGCTGCGGGCAGAAAGGCCAAAGACGAAGCAGATGAGGCGGCGCAGTCTGGAACCAAAAAGACCGCCAAGATCATCAAAACTGAACTAAGCCCAGAGCTTATGCGGATCAAGGATGCCTCTGAGATGGTTGGCCAATCATTTGGCGATGCCATGACGTCTATGGTAGATGGCACAATGACAGCTAAGGACGCGTTTAGATCAATGGCAAAGGATATTATCTCTGAGCTTTACAGGATATTCTTTGTCAAAAAAATGACGGGATTTGTATCTGGTCTATTCCTTGACGCTGCGGTCGGGCCAGTGCAAGGGCCAAGCCTGCCTGAAAGAGCAATGGGTGGTCCTGTGTCTGGCGGCAGGCCCTACATGGTTGGGGAGCGTGGCCCAGAGCTTGTTGTTCCAAGCCGTAATGGTCATGTCATGCCAAACAATCAGCTTGGCGGTGGCGGCGTAGTAGTCAACCAAACAATCAACGTCTCCACAGGAGTACAGCAAACCGTAAGGGCTGAATTGTTGGGGTTGATGCCTCAAATAGCAGAGGTCAGTAAGGCTGCTGTATTGGACGCCAAGCGCAGAGGCGGTACATTCGCAGGAGCATTTTAATGGCTATAAGTTACCCTAGAAGTCTGCCATCTCACACTGGCTTAATGAGCGTTACGCTACGTGCGGTAAATCAAACATCCATGACGATGTCGCCATTTACCTATAAGCAGCAGATTTACAATCATGCCGGTCAGCGTTGGGAGGCAGAAGTGCAGCTTCCACCTATGCAGCGTGCTGATGCGGAAGATTGGATTGCTTGGTTGCTATCATTAAACGGTCGTTCTGGAACATTTCTTATGGGCGACGCCTTGGGCGGTACAGCAAGAGGCGCACTTGGCGGCACACCAGTTGTAAATGGCGCAAGTCAAACCGGCAACAGCCTTAGTATAGATGGATGCAGCAATAGCATTACCGCATGGGTGAAGGCTGGAGATTACATTCAATTGGGCGCTGCCTCCACTGCGACATTGCATAAGGTTCTGCAAGATGCGGATACGAATGCCAGCGGTCAAACAACGCTTTACATCTGGCCATCAATCAGGACGGCTCCTGCTGATGGTGCAACGGTAATAACCTCAAACGCTGTTGGGCGCTTCAGGCTTAATGCTGGAGAGCAAGACTGGAGCGTAAATAGCGCCTCTATATATGGCATTGCCTTTGCTGCTGTTGAGGCGATTACATGACCAGGGATATTAGTGAAATACTAGATGCTCTTGATCTGCCTGAGATATTCCCGTTCTTTGCGGTTGAGCTTATGTTTGACACAGCTACAACGACTTTCAATGGGGAGAGTATATCAACTGGGCCATTATATCTATGGACGGGTCTAGGTGATCTAACCATTGGCGACATCACTTACATTGGCACAGGCAGTTTAATTCAGATTGGCGAAGTGCAGGAGACATCTGAAATATCTGCGCACGGCATGTCGTTTACCATGTCGGGTATTCCAGAGGATATTTTGGCTATCGCTTTGCAGCTTCCATACCGAGGCAGAGTTTGTCGTGTAAAATTTGGCATTATGGATGCAAACAAAGAATACCTGCTGTTGGAAAATGGCGATCGTTTGTTATTAGAAAACTTTGCATCAATTGATATCATGTCCAGAGATCCGAATGGCCTGTCAACTTTGTTTGTTGGCTACATGGATCAAATGGGGATTGCCGAGGGGCCAGATAGTAGCACCGTTACGCTGACTGCTGAAAGTAAGCTGATAAACTTAGAGCGCCCTAGAACAAGGCGATACACATCTGAGAATCAAAAGTCATTGTTCCCTGATGATTTGGCGTTTGATTTCGTCAACGACTTGGTCGACAGGCCCTCAGCATGGGGTCGGGATTGATGTTACCCGATTGGGATATAAGGTTAGCCAATTATATATCTTCATCCTATGATACCCCGTTCAACTGGGGTACTATGGATTGTATAACATTTGCTAATAACGCATGGCGTGAAATGACAGGCGGCGGCTTTGCGGATGATATATTGGGGGGCTATCGTAACGAAAAGGGCGCAGCTATGACTTATGTGCGCTGGTTAAAGAGTGGCGACTATAGAGACATTGCTGAAGCGCTGGATGATCGATTGACTAGGTTAGATACTAAATTCCCACCAAGGGGCGCTATTGTTGCGAAGCCCCCCAACATTGATGCGCCTGTAATTCCATATGTGTTTGGCGTTTGCATAGGCAGAAAGAATGCTTTTGTAGGCGATCAATCTTTGGTATTCTCTGACCCAAACCCGCAGCTTTTTTATTGGGGTGTCTAAATGGGTAAGGAAGAGCAGAAAAAGCTCAGGCAGTTTGCAGAGGATGTTGGCCTAAATTATGTGGTGGCGGCTGCATTTGCAATTGCTGGCTACCCAACTATGGCTGGCTACATCTTTGCGGGCGGCGTATCGCAGTCAGCGATAAGAGCATTAACGCCAGATGAAGACATTGGTTTGGGTCAGGCTGATCGTGGCTACCTAGTAAACGAAATTCAACCAACCGGTCCAGCCGCTGTAATATACGGCGAAACACGCGTTGGCGGTGTTATCTTTTACAGGGAAACAACCTCAAACAATAAGATACTGCACGTCTTGATCGCCTTGGCTGGCCATGAGGTAAATTCAATTGGCACCGTTCTTGCCAATGACGAAGAGCTTACGATTGATGGCAGTGGCAATGTTACTGCACCAGCAAAGTATGTAGGTAAGCTAAAGATATACAAACATCTTGGCGCAGATGATCAGGCGGCAGATGCAAATCTTGTTGCTGAAAGTAGTAGGTGGACATCTGAGCATAAAGCGAGGGGCATAGCCTACATTTACGCTCGCATGGAATATGACGCAGATGCCTTTCCAAATGGAGTGCCTGTGCTTACTGCCATCGTGCAGGGTAAAAAAGTATATGATCCAACAGATGTATCTCAGAGCGCCACAGATAGCTCCACATGGACTTACTCAAACAATCCTGCGCTTTGCCTGCGGGATTATTTAAACTACGCTGGCATCGCAGATTATGACGAGTTTAATGATACGCTAATCTCAGCAGCTAAAAATATTTGCGATGAAACAGTAACGATAAAATCCGGCACGCAAAGCCGTTATACTATGAACGGCACGTTTACGCTGCAAGCCAAGCCGAATGAGGTGATTAAGAACATTACTAGCTGCATGGCGGGGACCGTTTGGTATAGCCAAGGCAAGTGGTCAATGAAGGCTGGCGCTTATACTACCCCAGTATTTTCTGGCAGCAACGCTTTGTCGGCTGATGATTTCAGAGCGCCAATAGAGGTGTCAACTAAAAGCTCACGCAGAGATAGTTACAACAAGATCAGCGGAATTTATCGCGGATCTGAAACAAACTTTTTCGACACAAGCTACCCGACGATAGCTTCCGCTACGTTTCTTGCAGAAGATAATAACTTAGAGAATGAGGTAGAGGTAAATCTGCCTTATACTGATACGTCAGCAATGGCGCAGCGCATTGCTAAAATCATGCTGTTTAGAAATCGTGAAGATGTTTCGTTTAGTGGATCATTTGGCCTGCGGGCGCTAGAGCTTACAATAGGCGATTTTGTAGAGGTAAATTATCCTAGATTTGGCTGGGATAATAAGGTGTTTGAGGTTCTGGACTGGCGCTTTGCTTTGACTGACGATCTGAAGCTTGAAGTTAATATGTCGTTTGGAGAAATAAGCCCAGAGGTTTACCAGTTTGATCTAGTTGATGAGACTGTATTTATAACGAACAACACCAGCCTATTATCACCATTTGATGTGCCAGAAGTAGATGTCGGCCTAAGTCAAGCTTATAAGATCGTGAATGAAAGTATATCCACGACACTCGTAGTGAATGTGTCATCTAGTGCTGCGGAGCGGGTAGATTATGTGGAAGTAGAATACAAGAAGTCTACAGATAGTGACTACAGTATTCTAGGCACAGGTGATCTGGGCAGGTTTGAGATATTAAATGTCGATACACCTTTAGCCGGTAGTCCTGCGGGAATAAGTTATGACGTTAGAGCTAGGGCCATTAATGCTTTTGGTGTTAAGGGAAGCTTTCGAACTATCCCTAATCACTCAATAGACCCCGACGAGCTTGGGCCATCTGCTCCCTCTGCATTTTCTAAGCAGTTATCTGGTGGTACTTTATTCTTTAGCTGGACAGCTTCTACTGATTTAGACCTGTCGTATTATAAGCTTTGGCATAGCTCATCAACTACAGCCACGTTTGATGACGGATCACCTCAAGTCATAATCAATAAAGTTGCCAGACCAGCGACATCTGTAGCCTATCCAGCTTTGTCAGGTACATTCTTTATTGAACCATATGACAAATCAGGCAACGAAGGCGCTTCAGCATCTGTTGTTGTTCTACCCTCTGAATTACCCCAGTTGGGCGTATCTAACACACAAGCAGAAGATCCAGACTTCGATGGTGTGTCTTTAGGTGGGTCTTCTAATGTGGCTGTAGCTACGGGGCCAAATCCTGATGAGCTTAGGCTGTCTAGCTTTGCCACTGCAGACTCTGACGGAACTTATTTGTTTGCTGGTCCTATAGATGGCGGCTCTGCTGCTGAATATATTTTCCCTAGCCCATCGTTGATTAGGACTGTCAGGGTATCAACTAATTTAACATCAACAAGACATCACGCCAACGCTGTTGCCGGTGAGGTAAATTGGGATGACATTCCTAACAACTGGAATACTTGGCCTAATAATTGGGATGATTGGTCTGATGAGGATCAGCCTTATGGTGACTTCGCTGTAGCCATTTATGTCGCTGCAACAGATGATGACCCGACTGGCTCACCTACATGGGGTGATTGGCAGGCAGCGGCGGGAGAGGTAACAGGCAGGGCGTTTAAGTTTAAGGCAGAACTGCAAAGCGAAACCGATAATGTATCACCAAGCATAAGTGTCTTGGAAGGAATAGTGGAGTATTAATATGACAAAACCCGCAGATGTAATTATAGCTAACCAGACCTCAACTAATGCGAGGACTGATATAAACAACGTAAACGTTAGCCTTGTAAGTAACTTTACTAGAAGTTGGAATGGTACAGCGGTTGAAGTTGAAACCACAGAGCCTACACAAATTTACAGCAACATGTGGTGGTCTGATACGGACAACGACCTTTTAAAGATTAGGGCTGATGGTAATGATGCTTGGATCTCTGTCGCTTACCTAGACCAGACAAATGATAAATTTCGCATCCTAGATGATACACAAGTAGTAGACACATCTGGCACTCAAACTGGTCTACTAGGAGATCAAGCTACAGCCACATGGGAAACTGGAACAGGAACTACTGAAAGCCTTATATCACCAGCTAAATTAAAAGCTGCAATCGTAGCTCAACCTACTGTTACTATCGTGAGAGGAGCTACATCGACTGCCACTACCTCTCTCACTCACGTAGCTAGTCATGGTCAGTCTTCTAGGCCAGATTTTGTTTGGGGTGAGGTAATTATTACTACTGCACAGCATGGATATGCGGTTGGCGACTGTATTAAAATTGGCAATGTTTATGAGAGAGATGAAGATGATATTCATATGACCCTCTGGGGTAATGCTACACAGATGGGCTTATCTACAAATACAAGCAGCGCCTATAGGTTTGTTGCTAATAGATCTACAGGTGCAGATGCGCAATTAACAGGCCAGTCTATTAGAATTTGTGGGGTTTGGTACGACTAGCAGATCACATGCATAGTGGAGCTTAACAGTAATGCCAGCCGAACAAAACCTAAGTAAAGGTAGTCGGTCTTGGCCTAATATGTGGAAAGGATAAGGTTTTGGCAGATAAGAGAATATCAGAATTAACAGCCCTTACAGGGGCTAACGTAGCTGACGATGATGCTATAGCTATTGTAGATACATCTGCAACAGAAACTAAGAAGATAGTCTTCAGTGAGCTAAAGACTGCCTTAGATACAGCTACTGGCTTTGTCAGGATCACTGGCGATACCATGACGGGTGACTTAGATATGTCAGGGGCTGATGTAACTCTAGGCGATAACGATAAGCTTATACTAGGTGCTGGATCTGACCTAGAGATTTATCATGCTGGGTCTGGAAGTTTTATTGCTGATGTAGGTAACGGTGCCTTAAATATCAGAGGCACTAACTTAATTTTATCAAATGGTGACGGAACTAAGCGTTTTATTGACGGCAATGATGGCGGTGCGGTTGAGATACATCATGCAGATGCTACAAATGGAATAAAACTCGCCACCACCGCCACGGGTGTAGACATCACTGGGACTTTGACCAGCGATGGGCTGACTGTGGATGGTGTTGCAAAAGTGCTTGGAACAGCGGGCAACACTTTTATAATTGCGGATGCTACTGAGACAAACGGTTATCAGCTAAAGGCTAATACAAGTGCTTCTACTGATTTTGGCTTTTTAATAGAAAACCTAGCAGGGAAAGACCTTTTTAAAGTTGATAGCACAGGCGACATCAGCTTTTATGAGGACACTGGCACCACGCCAAAGTTCTTCTGGGATGCGAGTGCTGAGAGCTTGGGGATTGGGACGACCACATTAAGTCGCAAGCTAAACATTCAGGGCGATCAGGGCATACGTTTGTTTAATGACGCTGCCGATAGCTACCTCGACATTGACCACGGTACAGATGGCGCAATTATTAAGCAGTCGGTTTCAACAAAAGACATTCTATTTCGTGGCGGTACAGCCAGTGGGGAACTTGTTTTTGAAACTAGCGGCTCAGAAGCCATGCGCATCGACAGCTCTGGTAATGTCAATATCGGTCTAAATTCAGGCATTCCAACTGGCGGCACCTCAATTACAGGGTTCAACACTGGGCCTATTCTTTCTATTGGTGGAACTGATACTACCTTAACTACTAATGAAATTGCAGGATCTATTGCATTTATTACAAGTGACACGTCTTACACTAGCACTTATTCAGACGGTATTACTGGTGAAATTGCATCTGTAGCTGAAACAAGTGTTGGGGGTGGTTATGGCCTTGCCTTTTACACAGGAGTTACAACGGGAAGTAACCGTGGGGAGCGTGTCAGGATTGACTATGCAGGTAATGTTGGGATTGGGACGAGTTCGCCAAGCCACAAACTTCATGTAAGAAATAATACATCAGGAGCTATTAGCTCAGTTTACATTCAAAACGATAGCGCAACATCTGGTGCAACTGCAGAACTACGCTTAGATCCAGAAGGAAATAATTTTCACATAAGAAGCTACCCAGATGCTGATAGCTCTAATGCAAACCGCACTGACATTGGGTCAACTGCGGGGTCTTCTTATATTACGTTCTCCCCATCTTCTAGCGAAAAGATGCGCATCGACAGCAGCGGTAATGTTGGGATTGGGACGAGTTCGCCTAGTCAGTCTTTGCACGTCAATAGTGGTGGAGCTAACTACGTTGCTAAGTTTGAAAGCACAGATAGTCTTGCCTTGATATTAGCTGCCGACAATGCAACTACAAATACAGTCGCATTTGGTGCGAATGGTAATAATGCAGTTGTGTTGACTGGCAACACAGAACGCATGCGCATCGACAGCAGCGGTAACTTGCTGGTGGGTGGTACTACCGCTAATC